ATGCATTAATACATATATACACGATTGTTCTTTTTCTTTTTCTTCCGCCTGAAGATCGGTATCCACGGAGTCCCATCATACGTCAGGACGCGTCTAGCGCGTCCCACCTGATCGAACGGTGAATTCCCGGTCCCAGTCGGATTATAAGGATCATAAGCTACCACGGTCTTTTTATTTGTGTTAGGATCATATACTCTGCCGCCAGCAGGAGAATTGCCAAACCCCAGAGAGGCAGCAACTCCAACACCACCGGCGACAGACGTAAGTCCCAACGTCGTTGCGGCCGTCTCAGCAGCGGAAAGCTCGCGCGTCGTCCCAGAGATGTCGCCAACGAGATTCGTAACCGAGTTATCAATGATAGTCTCGAGTATCTCTTCAGCAACAAACCCCTCAGGCATAACAACGCTAGCAACGCCAGCAAGAACATCCTCAACAATTTCCATTTTATTTACACCACGATCCAACCGTATATGCAGTACATGCAAACACACAAAGCAGTTTAACGCCATGCTGAGGGCGACTAAACCTACGCACATTCAAGCCCCAACACGCGATACTGCAATTGTCTCTGTGAGACGCAGTAGCGTGGTGGAAATTCAACTGGATGCGCTTTCATCATGTCGCGATAACACTTCTGAAACAACTCGAACTTTTTATTGTCCCAGCAATAATTCAGCATGTGACTCGACAACGCGCCGGCCATATCATCCAACTTTTGTGTTCGCATCTTGGCTATGCATTTGCCAAAACGCTTGGGCTTGAACTTCCAGACTCCATCATCCCTCCATAGGGTGGTACTGAAAAACTCACAGCCGCTGAACTCCTTGTGGGTTGTGAACTCACCGAGCTCAAAACCCGCTTCAGCCGCAACGGCCTTATAGCGTTCCAGATCAAACCCGTCGGGGAAAGTCTGTAAGACGTCATCACCACCCGCAACGATGGCGAACTCCTCAGAGAGAATCTGCTCACGGGAAACTCCCATGCGAGAGAGCACTATGTTGTTGACCACCAACTGAGCGATCGAATTACAATAAATTGTCATCAACCACCCCGATTTCATGATCCCCGCCCAAATGCTCTGCATGACAGTCCCATCCGTGCAACGATACCGACTCTCCTTATAAATCTCGTCAAAGGCTTTGTCGATATCGGCCATATACTCGTCCCAGCCTTCATCAGTCCAATCCGCATTACGGACAGCGAGCTCCTTCGTCACGATCTTCACAATCTCGAAAACGAAATCGAAATACATGAAATCCCAATTAGGCTTGTCACTGTCCGAAACACTACGCTTCTTGAACCGATTGGCTAGATTCGCTATATTGCCAGGCACTTGAGGTGAAAAACCGTACACCACAGGACTATTCTGCCACTGCGCAACGGCAACATCCAAAGCGTCTTCAAACAACGCCTGGTTCTTGATCGTTTTATGCAAAGGCATTCCTGCTATGCACCGGTTCATACCAGCCTCTAGCTTCTTTCTCTTATGAGGTTCGGCTTTGCCGAAATTCTTTATGTCGAACGGCTCGTCCCATTCACGCAGGACTATCTCGGCTAGCCCCTCCTTAGTATACCGTTTGATAACATCCCCATTTAAGGGCATGCCATTCTCCTGGTAAGGATGGCCCGCACTCTTCAAGTCCCCGATCGCGCTGCTATCTATTATGCGAATCAAATTCGCTGCTTGCTTGTAAGACGGGTTAGGAGTGTATCTCAGCGACGCACACTGATCAACAGTCAACCGAGCTATCCGCTCGATCTCGTTGCGAGTCATCATCTTCTGGATCCCACTCCTTCTCTTGTGATACAATTCAAGATGCTTCCGTAGAGAGGCTTTTTCCGTTTCCGGATTCAAGTCAGGATACCTATACTCTTCAGGATCATACCCCAGCTCTTTAAGCTTCCCCATGTTGGCGTCTATCCAAGCTGCAGCCACGGGCTGTTCTTTTGGGCAGCTGTTGCAATGAACCGCTGCCGCTGGAGCCAAATACTTGACACCATTGACATCTGCGCTCTCGTCTTCATACACGGCTTGCTGCTTGTACTTACGTCCAAACAGACTCGGCGGCACCGGCTGCTCCTCCTCCTCAATGAATCGCGCATAAGCGCTCTTTGCCGCTGTGGGAAATAGCCGCTCCATATCTTCGTCTGTCAAGCCAACTCGGACCCAGCCCCCACGCCCCTCAAGGGCCCAGAAACCGTCACCAAATCTCTCCCGACGGACTAGACGGCCCTCGTGCTTCAGCTCCTCTTGGATCTTCTTCAACCAAAAAGCGGTTGGGTCGGACTCCTCATTGAGAATCTGCCACACGATAAGCTCAGTTCGGACAGCTATATTTTTGCTGCCGCCGCTCGACACGTGCATGCCGACTACGGAATTACCACTAAAAAGCGGTGAACCTGAGAAACCCCGATTGGTGGACGCCGAGTGCCACAATTCAATGACACCGCTACCCTCCAGGGTCTTACCTGAACTAGTCATCAACACATTGTTGACGAACCCTACGGCACTAACCGCTTGTCCATATGCGGATCCTTTCTTGACCGACGAAGCTTGGACTCCAACACGAGCCCACTCGCCAGCAGTCAGCTGGCAAGCGAACACATCGTGTTCCAATCCGTACAAATTCACGTCGAGTCCGAATCTCTCCTTTTCCATCTGGAACAAGTTAGACAAACGCAATTTGTTAAGATCGCGCTTGCCCTTTTCAGTGCTCGTGAGATACACTCGAGCAACTCCGCTGCTGGCCGCGTTGGCTACATGTTTAGCTGTGATGAGTTTATCTCCCAGGCGCCAAAAGCACCCAAGCACCATCACCTCCGTATCATCAGTGGCAACCAATATAGCCCCAACGTTGCGGGGTTGCGAAGGGAACAAGTCAGACCCGGGTAGCGCCATCTCCAGCGTTTCAACATCAACTTTGTCCTCCTGTAACGAATAAAGACGGCCATCCACGAGCACTTCGTAGACAACACCGTTCTCCGTTACAGTTCGACGCAGAAACCGAGTCTCTCCTTGTTTCTCAACTCTAGAGTTCTTCAAAGCCATCGTGCGGCCGCTACATAACCAGATCACGACACCAGCTGACGCAGCCAAGAACGTCACTATGACAAATTCTTCAAAGACTACGCTAGCAGTGGGGTGATCAGAAACACTCGACGCCACCAGAGCGAAACTGTCTATAACGACTCCGGCCAAATTAATGACACCAGCCAAAGCCAGTGACACAAAAGACCAGAGCCACGCAACGACTCCGCTCCAAAAAGTTAAGTGTTTCTCATAACGAGCCACAGCCTTCTCCACCGGGCAATCCTCCTCAGCGGAGACTTGCCCTATGAGAGCTTTCCGTACCACCTCAGACCAGAAGAAAGCCTTTAAGCTTATCCTCAGCATGAAGTGGTAACGGAACTGCTGGTGTTGTGTGAAAGTCTTCCACACCGTTTTACCTCTGCTAAGCCACTTGGCCGCCTCTCGAACGTCACCAAATTGCGACGCCACGATAATCGACTGCGTGACCGGTTGCTTCGGATGGGCTCGAAATAAACCCGCTTGAGCACCCGCTATTAACGGGTTGCTCCAAAATCCATGTAGACCGTTCGTATAAAACATCCGGATCATGCCCGGCGTGGCCGGCATCAAATCACCATTCTCGTCGTCTTCACGACCAGCTTGGTAATTCTCATACCACCGCGCCATAGCACTCTGCGGATCTAAACCATCCATGGTTTCGCGAGCCTTCCACGTGTGTCGCATGTGATTACTCGCCAACCAACTCATGACCGTGTCGTACAGGAACCAATTATCCCGACCGGCCGTCATGATGTCGGCCATAATGGCTGTCCGAACGCCCCATCGGACGCTCTGCATGTGTGTGTGCAACGCTCTGTACGCCTCATCTTTCTCGGCTGCCGTCACCTCAGGCTGGTGCCCAGGAGTTGGCCACTCCAAGAATTCAAGAATGACGAACAAAGCGTCTTCAGGTATGCCGATGTTCCCAAAGCGGCACATTAGGCCGCCATGGATCAAATCACCGGCTTCATCAGTTATACCACCCCAACTATAGGGGTGGATTTCTCGTTTCTTCAGGGCTTGGCAAGCTCTCGCTTGTACCTCACGCCCTTCCATCGCTTCTGCAAAAACTTTTT